AAGATTACCACCAATTACGACATCTCCAGTTGTAGTTACATCAACAGCACCCGAAACACTACCACCACTAATTGTCAGTGTACCGTCTGTTATATCACCACTACCAGTTGATATATTTCCAGAAGTGGTAGCTATATTTCCAGAAGTAGTCGATATACTTCCACTACCGTGTGCTGTTATAGCTCCATCAGAAGTTGTAACTAGACTAGTACCAGTAACAACACCAGCATCGGATATACTACCACCAGCAGTAGAAATACTACCAGTACCAGAAGTTGAAATATTACCGTTTGCATCGGCTGTAAAACTAGCTGCCGTAGCAGCTCCACTAACATCAACACTAGCACCCGCAATGTTTCTACTGGCATCTACTACTACCTGACCACCAACTAAGATAGTACCAGAAGTAGTTTGTAAATTTCCAGAAGTAGTAGCTATATTTCCAGAAGTAGTAGATATATGTCCACCAGCGTCTGCAGTTATACTTCCACCAGAAGTTGTAGCTAGACTAGTACCATCAACTCCACCAGAAGATGACAATGCTGGAACCTTTCCAGAAGCATTAGTAGTTATAATAGTACTATTACCAGTTGCACCAACACCAGATGGTAAATTAATACTATATGAATTCGCAAGATCACTGGGTGTATCAATAGTAACACTCTCTCCTCCATTTTGACCATCACCCATTACTAAAGAAGCACCAGTACCACTGCCTTCAGCTGAATTTAATTTAGTAACAGTATCTGCAGTTTGTGGTGATAACATAGACGTATATGCAGAACCACCAATAGGTATTGGGTTATGATTGGTATCATCCCCATCACCAATATACAAAACACCAGTACCTTCATTTTCTGTTGACCCAAAGGCCCATAACATTTCACCTGCTTCTAAGTTAGTAGGTGTACCTGATAAAGTACTCAGGTCAGCACTAGAATCTACAGATTTATTTGTACGTTTAAGTTGTATAACGCTCATATCTTTTCTCTCCTTATGAAGTAGTTATTGTCTTTACTGCTCCATTCTCGTCAGTTATTATTATATCCGTTCCATCGTATGTCAAAATGACATATTTAGTAGGATCGTCCGATTTTTCCAATTTTATCTGAGTTCCATTAACTATATTTATAATATCGTTGATTTTATCTCTCATCTGACCGATAGTATCAGTCAATTTTAGTTGGTCTATAACGGCCATCTGATTCTCCTCTTAAGAGAAGGAGCCGGAGCTCCTTCACCTCTTTTTCTAGTAGAGCTACTCTTTGCTCTAACGGTTTCTCTTTACTGATATTAATGATAGCACCCGTTTTGGGGTCTTTCTTAAAGTTTTTCATTACGGTAGTAAGAGATTAACATTAAATGTCGTTACTACCGTAGTATTATCATCTGTAGCTGTCAAAATAACTACATCACTAGTAGCAGAACTTCCAGTAAACCTTAGAGTTAATACATCATCAGTAAGAGGATCATTGACAATTGTAACCTGACCATATTGTGAAGATGCACTATAATTAACAGTACCAGTACCATTCGTGATATAGTTTGGATGAAGATCTATTACCAAATCAGCACCACCCTGATATATAGATTGTTCAGGTATAGTAGTCCATGTTAATTGTGTGGACGCTACAAGAGTAATATAAATCTCTTGAGTTGAAGTTAATGGTGTATCAGGAGTACTATCAGTAACAGTTAATGGAATCGTAGTTAGGTCATCATCACCAGAAGTATCCCCAAAAGTTAACATACCACTTGATGCATTAATAGAATTGACTTCTAATTTATTTGCAATATCTGTACCAACACTATAAAGATATGGTGTAGTACCACCACTAATATAACCAGAAACATCTAAAGTATGTGTTCCGTCATTATTAGGAACAGACTGTGCTGGTATTGGTGATATGGATAATGGTGCGACACCACCAACATTATTAATACTTACTGTTGCTACCTCAATAGCTGTAGAAGGAATAACAGCGTCATGGTCATTATACCCGATTACTTTCAGGTTTTTAATCTTAGGAACATCTACCGTATTATCACCCTTAATAACTATTTTCACTTCCAAACTATTAATATACCCAAAAACAGATTCGTATGAAAATGGTTGATAAACAGAAGATGTGCCAGACAATGGATAGTTGATCGGAATCTCGGTGAAAGCTTTATCACCATCACTCCAATACACTTCTATCCAATTTCCAGTAGGACATATAGCATCAAAATCTACTCTAACACCGTTAATACTGTTATTAAATTCAATGAGTTTAGTAGTGTATTTTGATTGCGATGTTCCATCTGTACGATGTGTCTCTGGTACATATCCCACCAATTTATAAAGAACATTGGTAGTATCAAATGAAATATTTTTCCCACCCGATACAATATGACCATTAGTCTGTTCACCTGTAACTACTAATAGGGTAGTATGTCCTGCACTGGTTTCAAGTGCTAAATAATCTCCAACACTAACATTAGTAAGTTTATCTGCGGGAGCATTTGCACCATCTTTTCCCAAAAGACCAGAACTACTCACACCAATAGATATAAAATCTGCAGCAACTTTTGGACTAATCTGAGTCCAGTTTAAATTTTTATCCTCAAAAGTAGGAGTCATAGAATCTATTAAATTAGAAACAACCAATAAATCTGAGGCCTCAGTGTATAAAACTGGTGAAACCCTACTATCAGTTGATCCTATTTCCCAATCAATCGAAGGATTTTCCACTTCAGTCGAAGACTGTAAATAGGTATTAGTATTTGACGCTAACTCTGTAGTAGAGGAACCAACCTGCAACTTCCATGTCTCTGAAGTACCTGTTGGCACATAATTAGTTGAGTTTAAATACAACATATCTGCTCTAATATGTGGATTAGAAACCCCAATAGTATCTGAAGCATAGAAACTTGTTATCTGAGGTGTAAATCCATTACCACTAATAGCCTCCAACACAAAAGAATCATTTTGTCTGGACTTAACAGTAAAGGTAGTATTTAACTTCTCTGTTAATATTCCACCAACACTAGTAGCTCCTGTATCCGAAACACTAACTGGTTGATAATGACTCGTATAGTTTGGATGATAAACACTAATCGTTAGAGAAGTGCCTTCTGTTACATGATTTACAGTAAATTTTCCTGTAATCATTTCAAAGGTTAATGTGAAGGTATTTGGATTCCACTCTATTATTTTTCCGTAATTATGAGACGCGGAATTTGCTGCTAATAATGTTGCATTACTGGGTTGAGCTTGTATCTGATCTGCCGGAACATCTGCTAACTGTTGGAAAGCAGTCAATCCTTTAAACACCTCTATACCACCCATAGACGAAATATTACTATCAATAGTAGTTGCCGTAGCTGCTGAAACAGTAACTTCCTGTACTTCTCTACCAACAAATCCAGTTAACTCAACTGTCTCGTCTACCGAATAGGAGTGCGTTGGTTGATAAACCCGAATCTGATCCGAATAGTCAGTATTCATGAAGATTTTCTCTATCGGATTCACCAGAGAAGAAACAGCAAGAGGTATAGACACCCCTGATGTATTGAAATCAGCTCTGTATAGATTGAATTTTAGATTAGAGAATCCATTACCATTTAATGGCCCAATAGAAGAACCAGAATATCGACCCGTAGTCAATTTAGCCGTAGACGAAGAAGTAGCAACAACAAGACCATATTTACCTCTCCTCAGTAAAACCTTTTCAGGGAAAGTGAAAGTCTGTTTTCCTACATCGGTAATACTAGTAAGAGTAACACTTGTAGTTGAGTAAGGAACCACCTGTCCAGTTGCCATATCTTTCAGCTGAACAAAAATAGGAACATTCATGTCAACCGTATCAACATACAGATCTACTTTAGTATAGAAAGTATCGGTTACAACATCAAACTCCTGCACAAGACCAGACAATGATTTCTCTTGACCTACCTGACCAAAACCCCTAGCATAAAGATAGTTAGATCCTAAAACAGTATTACCATCTTTGATCTCTATCAATTTTTTACCACTTAGTGTTGATGACGGTAAAGCTACATTAATATTACCACCTGTATACCCGTTAACAACCAAATCCCCATCCATATATAGATCCCATGTACCAGAAGGAGCAGGTGAAATAGTACCTGTAATACTACCAGATACATAATTTCTAAGGTTATTACCCAAAAGTCTTTTGCCCTTATTGTCTACCGAAATAGAAGACGTGTATACAGAATCGTCTAAACCACCATACCAGAAATGTTGCCACCCATTCCATACTGAAGTAGTATCTGCACCATCAAATCTCTTATCTGGATCTGAACTAATGAAAGGTGTTTGGGTGTCATCGTACCAAACAATCGGATCGAGAGAGACATGACACACCGAAGCTCCTGTTTCATTAATCAAAATAGAACCAGAAGTTTGAAGATTTGCTATGTCAGAAACACCAGTTCCAACAGTTGGTAATGTGATAACCTTATCAGTCGCATGACTAACACTACCCTTTACAGTAGCATAGTTTGGACGTAATTCATTTTCTACATAATCAATAGAAACATCATTAGAAGTGGTCTTTCCGATTCCTCTAAAACCATCAACAATAACCCCCTCTATAACACTTGTACCCACATCCGTATTGAGGGCTTCCGTTTCGAGTGGAGTAAATACAATTTTTTCCTCTAACTTTGAGATTCTCTCTCCTAAGTTATGAATATAATTAACATTTTTAACACCATGCGTTCTTTGGAAGTCAATACCGTCATATGGACTCAGAGTTAAATCATATAACTTAATACCGTTTTCAACAAAATTCTTATCTACACGATCAACATATTTAGCACCAATTACCTTAGTAAGTGAGCCATCTGAGCTAAGAACAAGAGAATCTATTCGTTTTCCATTAACAACACCCTTTCCTCTAAATCGACAGTTATAGAATATCTTATCATCCGATCTTAAATCTAAAACATCAGCCAAGGAAGAGTCAAAATCCATCAATTTATCAAAATTGCCTACATAAGATCCACCATGATAAACATTTTCTGTGCCACCCGATTGCCAATATGTGTATTGAATAGATACTACCCCAGTTGGATCAAGTGAAGTTGGTCTAAGTCTGATAGTAGTATCACCTAATTGACTAGGTGTATCATTTTTCTCCATCATATATTGACTAGTAACATCTACCCAAGCAGGATCGTTCAAATCAGTGGTATTAGGAGTAACAAAACTCTTATATTGATGTGCTGTAAATGAAATAACATCTTTAACAGCATTACCCCCATTCTCTACCTTTATACTAGTCAACAATTCTGTACCACCATCCCAAAGACTATTAAGTAATAATACACCATCATCTTTGAAAGTCTTTGTACCGCCAGTAGAGAATGAATGACTATAGGAATAAACAACAGAATAATTTGGAATATTATTAACATTAGTACTAAAAAACTTACCGTCCTCTTTAAGTGTAAACTTCAGCTTTGTACCATCTACTGTTATATACAGATCTTCAATAGTATAAGAAGTCAGGACTCCCCCGTCCGAAGTCTGTGCTATTAATACAATATTTTCCAAATCAACAAAATTACCAGTTAGGGTGGATACATTTATAAAACCTGATTCAACTTCAAATCTCGCAGGATCATCAGTCTGTTTCTGAACTTTTCTTACACCATCAAATACAAAATCTTCCATATCTGTAACTGATGGAGCAGACAGTGTAAATAATTTCGATTGAGTTCCCTGAAAAGAAAATGTATTTTGACCTAACCCGTCATACAAAGGAATATCACCCAAATGTCTAACATCCGAAGAAGATTTGTCGGGCTCATAGGAAACATCCTCCAAATATACTTTAAGATAAGTGAAATCGTGAGGGGCAACATGTGTAGGGGTTGCAGCTCCAACCGTTTCAGGAATATTATTGTTGTTAACACCACTATCCTTGAGATCCATAGATTGACCAAAAGTCAAACCCGCTATTGCAGTTTTGTGTATGTAGGAATACTGACCAGTTTCTATGTTCGCAGTAATCTTATTTACTGATAGAGGATCACGTGCTTTAGGTACTGTTACCGAATTTGATGACCCTTCTATACTAATTTCTCTACCATCCACGATAGCTAAACCATCACTAACCTTGACAGAATAGCTAGTACCCGTATCTTTAATATCTATGTCAAAAGCATCAGTTACATAATCACCATCCGATTTTTTTACTTTGTCGGAGTACTTATCTTCTGTGATTATAGTAGACGCAGTTGAAGATGATTGGAAAACCTTTCCCCCAATCAATCTAAAAATTTCTATAAATATCTCATCCTCTATTATTTCAGTTCTTGATGATAGTGTTAGACTAACTTTAAATCTATCAGCACCGGGCCCTCTGTAGTTAGGAGAACCGGCTGCATTATCATATAGTGTATCATCAGAACCAGCACCAACAAATTCCTCAACAACCACAAACCCAATTAGATCATTGACCCCAACATTCTGGATAGTTGTTGTATCGACATTGATTGCCATTCCATTAAGGTAATAAATACCATTCTTGACAGTTACAGTATTGGCCACTGAATCATACGACATTTCACCACCTGATAAAACATCTCCATCATCTAGCAAACTATTCCCCACCTTTCCTATCTGATCTGATAAGATGGTTTGTAGCTGAGTTAACTCTCTAGCTTGTACTGAAAAGGATGGCCTGAATAATATCCTGTAATAGTTACTGTCCTCACTAAAATCATCGTAGTAAGGCCGTATATTCATGTTTGCCATAATTTCTCCTTAAAAACTTAATATCAATTTAATCTCGTTAGTCGAAGAAGAAGTCAGTGTTTTTGCCTCTTCTCTATTGTCTATATAAATAATTTCCCCAGAATACCTCAGATAGTCAGAACTACCAGTTACAGCCTTAGCACCTAACCTCTCTCCTAACAAGTAATTATCACCCGAAACATATGATAAATGATTATCTGTTGATCCGTCGCTCTTTGTCTTTCTTAAAGGATTGGTTATCAAACCAATTTTTCTATATGTAGTATTAGTGTTATCTGGAACCAAAAAATCTGCAGTTACTAGGACATAATATCCATCTAATTCTCTAATAGGATCAGATCCATGACCACCTGGCGGAGATATTATAGGTCTAAAATAGTTTATAATGGGTACTGAGTTATGCTCCTCATTTCCATTAACTAAGACCTTCGTAACTACATTATATTTAGAACCAGAGTTAGCAGAATTATTATAGTTTGAATCACAGACTATTTTCTTAACTCCATTAACCTCTTTGATTATACCAGAAAAACCTGTACCATCGCCAACCACTGTAACAGTATTATCTACTGTTAACAGATCTGAAGGAATAGCACCAGCTTTTTTAAATGCATGTATTCCTCCTGGCTTTGCATTAGCTCTGACATCCCATTGAGTAGTATTCTCTGACCTAGTGTCAACCTTGTCGATTTTAATCCAATTAGAACTAGGTGTTTCTATTTTCTCACCCCATTCTGTTGGGATAGTATACATATATTTCCATACATATCCATCGCTTGTACTTTCTACTCCACTAGTGGAAACAGAAGTAGGGGCAACTGTTGAGTTTGCCCCATCGTTATTATCTAAACATTTATAGACATTAGACCCATTTACCACAAAGTAGTTTGTACCGATTATAGCTACACCATCATCATACATAGTATATAGAGTACCCGAAGTATACTCTACATGCTTCATTACTCTGGACAAATTGTTATAGTACACTCTAGTCAAATAAGTAATATCTGCAGAATCCTCAAGGAATCTGTCATAGGTGTTGGTTGGCGTGGGTGCCGTTGACTCCCACGCGGTATCCTTACCAACAAATATGTACAATAACTGGTCAACATTTTTTATTGACCTGATAAAATTATCAGAGTGTAGAAATCTAATGTTAGTAGTTGCTATAGCTGTCATCTATATTCTCCTTATGAACCACTTCCTGAAGCAGGTGGTTTAACTGTCCAAGACAACTGAACCTGATCTCCTGGCGTCCAAGTGGGGCCAGAATCACCTATGTTTGCACCACCCGTAGATCCAGCACCAACATCAACAAATCCAAAGAACATATGGAAATCTGGATGTGGTAATGATAATCTCATCCTATTAGGAGTTGCGTTATCATATTCATACATTTCCTTGAATCCATAAGGAGCAATTGATGTAACAAACTGCATTAACTGTGTATCCGATCTAAAATAATGCTCGACAGTAACAGTATCACCCACCTCGTTATCAACCTCTTCACCATTAACAGTTTTCCTAAAATCATGGTTGAAAAATAACCTTTTAGCATCAGCTAAAGTGTATTCTGGTGGATCGGCCGTGATGTTTGTAGCACTTTGAATCTTAATAGACTCTGATGGTGTAGTTTCAATGGTTTTGACCAGAGTAATCATATCAACTATAGATGGGAAAGGAATCAGACCGCCCTCCTCTATCTCATCCATCAATCTTTCTGCATAACTCATGGTAGTACTACCATCATTATATTCACTAGTTCCTACTAATGGTTGATTAACCTGTCCATTCACTCTAAAACTAGCAGGAATTGGAAAATCACCAGTTATTATAGTTTCACCATCATCAGCATACCAATCATATTTGATTGATGGTATCATTCTACTAGTCCAACACTTATATACTGGAAATTTATCTTCCATTTCAGTTGGTGTAAAACCATAATGTGCAGTTGTATCAACACCCCACTTATCTTCTGCTGAAGTAAAATCACCAAATGGTGTATTTGTCGGAACAGGCCAACTATAACTATTATCACTATTTGAAGATGTAGTTGTGCCGAATCTACCATAACTAGCATCTCTTTTTAGTATTAAAGAGTTATCCTTAGCATGTTTAAAACCATCTAGCTCTGTATCTATAACCTGAGCTAAAGTAGTGTTATCTAAGAAATCATAGTTATCACTGATGTTTTCATTATTATTTGCAGCATCCCTTGCAAAAGACAGTCTAAACGGTGCAGTTTCACGATAACCTTGTTGTAGAGCTTGAGCAAAATTATTACCTCCACTTATTGTTGTATCAGAAGTACTATAAACCCCGCTATTATCAATCACTGGAGTATCACCCTGTTTGATATAACTATACTGGATACCAGTTTCAGTTAACATTTTCTTTTCGTAGATAGTTGGATCAAAGTCAATTGTTCGTGGAATATAATCCCTGAGGCTAACCTTTTTAAGATTACGAGAACCAACTAATTGTTTTAATCGAACCATAAAGTTTTTATAGTTATCTAAAGTCCTATCTCCATCGTAGGTGATATAAGTAGCTTCACTACTGACTAAAGTATTAATAGTATTAGAAATAAATCTACTGTTTGGTGCGTCTTCAGCTACAACTGAATGTGTCGTACCCTCATTAGCATTAAACACCAAAACTCTATCAGGATAATTTATTTCTGAAAAATCCCAAACTATAGTAGATTCACTGCCATCTCTACCAGAAAACTTTTGACCTAAGAATTGGTCATAGTCCTGAATCTCCCACTTAGCTAGAACAAAACTATCTCCAATATCCCAGCTACCATTTTGTGGTGGATTACCTCTCGCATCATTTGCAGATGTTCCAACGATACTATCATGCCAAGTAGCTTGAGAACCTGCTAGGAAATCTACATCCAATTGTCCTCCAGCAGTAAGTATCTCAGACTTATAATAAGTATCATCAACCGCCCAAGTTGCATTCGGTGGTGAGTTTCCCTCCGAATCATTATCAGATGTACCGATTAAGTCCATCCCAGCAGTAAGAGTTTTTGGAGCATATTTCCACTCATTACCATATTCCCATCTATTGGGTGGTGAATTACCAGCCACATCAGCATGATTGGTTCCTAGTATGTCATCACCAGCGTTTGGATGACCCGTTGGAAAAACTGGATGTGTTACCACAGTATAACTATTACCTGCTTCATATGAAAAATCGTTATAGGTAACTCCGCCCGGATCTGGATAAACAAACGATTGATATTTTTGAGTCGCATCAGCTTTTCTAAAAACAAAATCCCCTTCAATAGTCGTTCCCGAATCATCATCAACAACAGTAATCTGATGTGGTTGTAAGTGTAATTCTGTCCATCTATGAGATGGTTCTTCTATTGCCAATGCATTTTCATCGACATAACCAACCACTACCACTGGACTTTTTTGGAAATCCCATAATACTGAACCATCACCATGAGAATATAGTTCCCCACCATAAAGTATAGTATGGGTATTATCACCAGAGAAATCAGCAACAGGATCAGTTCCCAGTATACTTTCTGATTCAGTATAAACTTTGTGATCGTTAGAATCGTGTAAAACCGAAACACCATAATTAACATTTCCCATCTGATGTTCAGGAAAAACACCAGTTTTCAAGAATCCTTCTACCCCATACCCTGTTGGATCAGCTGGACTTAGATAATGTTCCTTTTGATTTGTGGTGGTTTGTTCTATCAGATCTCTATCCTCTGACCGATAATAATCTGTCCAGTTAAATCCAGAAGTCTGACTAAAACCACCAGCTTCGGAAAGTTTATCTAACTCGTCTGTCCAATCCTCTTTTAAATACCAACCAGATTGTATTTTCTGGTCATGCATATTACCCGGCACTGGATGTCCATTTTGGCTTCCATAATTAACCGTAAAGAATTTCGGTGGAGTAACGAATCGAGAATCACTAGTAATCTTCATATCTATAACAGGTATAGCTTCAGAAGTATCAGTACCCCTAACCATATAACTACCATCAGAGGAATCAGAAGACATTTTCAGTGTCTTAACTGCATCATCTGAATAATTATGCAATAAACCTAATCCAGTTGCGGTTAGAGTATCACCAACAGCACCAGCATTATTAGTATTGGCTCCCGTTGATGTTATATTTCCATCTGACGCACCGAATAATCTTAGACCATTCTGCCAGATTGTTTCAATGTTAATAACAGGACTTGCACCAGCAGTACCAGTGGCCACAATATTACCACTAACATCAACTGTTGTACTAACCGTATAATCATTTAACCAATTAGTAAGTTTAGCATGTCGGATAATTGCATTAGCTATATTACCATATGGACTAATGAATATTTGACATCTGTTATTAGTAAAGTCGATTCTACCATCAGTACTATCAAACAGTAAAGATACCATAAACTGAAAATAATCAAAAGAACTATCAATTTCAAAAGTATTATCAGCATTACTAGAAACATTAACCTTTCTGGTATGATTAGTCTGTGCATAAAAACTTCTTCTGTCTGTCCATGTCGTAGACCCAAAACTATAATCATAATTATATGGACTACTATCCGCATCCGCTTTCATATCATTAGTAAAATCAGTAGCTCCAGTATCAATAGTGAACAAATCAGCGGAAGGTGAAACCCAGATTCTTGCAAATTCTGAGGTTAACTTACCGTCAGGATCAAAATTACCTTCATTAGCACCATTAGCTGTTTTTCTGTGTACAGTACTACCTGTAATCGTACTATTTGATCTATTTCCTGAAGGATCTGCATTAGTATTTGTCGTAGTAGTTTCAGCCCCTGTCTGTGTCCATGTTGGATGTTTTTTCTTAATAGTATTAGGAACCACACGTTTTGTAGTATAATTAGTTCCGCCTATAGTTTGTACAGAATGTCCTACCTGAGTTTCCGTTGGATTATCTACAGTATTTTCAAATACACCAGACTCATACAAAACAGCACCTGTCATTTGAATCTTATTAGCAGAATTAGTGATCTGTTCTGTATCCTTTACAGGATTAATAGCTCTAGCTAATTCATCCAAATACATACCATTCCATGTAATCTCATTGCCAGTTGGAGTAGTAAACTTAAAATTATACTCGACTGTTAGGTTATCGTTCCTATCAATCTTGATTTGATTACCAGCTGGTGGACAATAGTATGCAATAGTTTCTGGATCAACAGAATATGTTCCTGCAAAAACATCATCTGAATACATTACTTTGGATGGAAAATTTTGTACCTCGATCGCAACTACCTGACCAGTTTTTTCTGTTTCAACATCTCTCGTAATCCATTTATTGGATGGATTATTTTGATTCCATTTTTCCGTATTCTCTGATCTAGTATTAAAAGACCAATACCATCTTTCTTCTGGAGTATCTAAGGTATAGTCAACAGCATAAAACTTTTTTGAATCCTCTCCATCAAAAACACTACCCTCGAAAAATTCCTTAGTAACAACCCCACGAATTAACTCAAGACCATCACCATTATCGGCTGAATATTGTCTTCCATCATCTACTTCTGGAGTCGCATCACTTCCCGAAGAACCATTTACCCATATAGTTCCATTGACATCCTTACCGTTTTTTAGTTGATATTTCGCAATCATTTCCTCATCATCTGTCTTAAATGCAGCAGGAGTCCATTTCCCAGCACCCATTGATTGACGGATAATGGATTGTGTACCACCATACGCTTGACTATCTAACACATCCCAATCAAACCAACTTTTTGCCCAATTGGTATACTTGTCAATATTGATTGTAGGTAATAGATTACCATTATCAGCAATTCTTACATTCTCTCTAGCAGGTTTAAACAGTGGTTGTTTAAGTCCAGGCACTGGATTACCACCACCGTCAAGAACAGGAGTATATCCAACAAAAACATTTTGATTAAAATCAAATGCATTCTGTGCATTAAAGGAAGTCCATTCTCCTGTATCTGGATTTAAGTCCTTACCCATTCTCATTTCCTGTGGATTAAACCCTTCAATCAGTTGAGCTTGTCTAGTATCCACATTACCAATGACACCATATCTACTCTCACCCAAATGTTGTGCAGAAGCACCACCATATGTTACATAATCTAGTGTAGAAGTAAATCCATTTTTAACATTATCCTTAATAGTACTACTTAACAACGCATCAGTTGTATCTTTTCCAACTGTAACTTTGAACTGGTAAGCAATTAATTTGTTCGACCAATAATATCCTTCTGGATTCGTATCTGTCAGTTCGTTTCCTTGAGAATCGAACAGAGTCTCCTGATCTCCATAGAGGATAGCATTGATTAAGTTTTCTCTGAAATGTTTTGTAATTGTGTTTTTAAAGCCATGTTTCTGGATTGTACCGTCAGGCTTAGTAACAACAAGATTTCCAAAACCTTCAATAGAATTAATAAATTCCGTAATCTTCTTTTTCATTCTTATTCTCCTTATTATTGTGCTATTGAATTGCCTAACGGAACTGATATTTTTAACTTATCGTTTTTTGTAAAATCTGCGTGTGGTTGGAAAGGTAAAACCATTTTAAAATTAAAAGCATCATTGTCAAATCTACCAAAATCTCCCCTTGTATTACTTCCGGCGGGAACATTCGTTATTGAACTCCACCACATACTAGGATCAAATAAAACCAAAGTCAGTTGATTCTCAAACGATTTAATATTATATTCATTTCCAAGATCTATATCCAAATGATTTGTTGTACTGCTTTCACCTGTCAAATATTTACTCAAAAATGCAACGTGGTTAGCAGGGTCTGTATTTCCAACTTTCATAGAACTTACTACACTTGCAGTTAGATCATTAGAAGCTTGATTAGCAACTAAATCATCCAAACCAGCTCTTAGAATGTCCGTTAAAATAACTATTTTTGGCCCATCCGTTTCTTGTATCATCATAATACCATTCTGTTCTAAATATGATGCATCTGACCCATGTTCTATTGCTAAAACTTTATCACTACCACTCCATCTATGGAAATCTGAATTAGCTGGGTAATTTAGGGAATCTGGAACATTTGCGTTCTGTGAATGTAATGATGTTATAACTTCTGTTCCATAATATCTTGTACCAGTTCCATCACCATCATATCCACCCGCTAGAAATGGAGTATTTCTTGATAGAATACTAACCCTAGATGGTAATAGAGTATCGGACGTGAAATTCTCCGTCTGGCCCTGTCGGAAAGCCCAATTTAATAAATTTTTAGGAGCCCAAGATCCACTAGAACCACCATCACTATCACGACCCTTCAAGGAAAAACGAAGTCTTACGTCCTGAATACCATCGTTAAGATCTAAATCGTTCGGTGAATCAGATGCCGTTAGAGGTTTATCAGTTGGCCCATACCATCCAAGTTTTGATATTTCTTCAGTGGAATCTAGTGTAGACGCTACTGTATCTTCAGTAACACTATCGTTTGCAACTAAATCATAGTCTATTAAAGAATACCATCCTTGGGCCCAATTATTACCTGCAGCTCCGCCTTCTTTCAAAACAGAACCAGAATTTCTAATATACAACTGTATAGTTGATAATTTTCCATAGTTATATGCAAAATTAGATCCACCTTCTTCCTGAGTGCCCCACTGACCTGAACCCTGAACTGTCCAAGCGTTTGAACCAGATCCACTTTCTCTCTTAAATAATACCGTATCAACAGGAACTCCTCCTTGCACACCACTACCAGTATAGGCCTCTGGGTGATTAATCAAAATAGTACCTGCATCATAATCGGCACCACCTTGACCAGTTGTTCCATAAGTAGGTGTTAGTGTTCCTACTGTTACACCCCATCCAGCCCCTTGTTCATCAGTAATAGAATGATTATCGGTAGCATCTACTTTAGTCCAGAAAGTTGCAAGATTCTCGTCTGCTTTTGCTCTAAAATCTGTTTCCAATTCGTGTGTAGCTCCTACAACACCTATAATACCTACTGTATCTTTTGAAAATTTAACATATCTGTCTGTAGATGTATCTCCAACAATAGAGTCTGCTAAATCATCAAAATTAGAATTAGTAAACGACCCATCTCCTAATGACCAATCGGTACTCTTTCCACCCAAAATAACGGGTGGCCCATTTTCAAATTTAACCACAATAGCTAAACTTTGAACTGTAATATTCCTTCTAGCCGCAGATGATATAGAATTAACATCACTATTATCCGATTTTATCATTGCTAGTTGATAAACACATTCATTCAACCAGTTTGTTAAAGTGGAATTGGATGTGTTGTTACTTGAACCTATTATTCCAGCCATTTATTTTCTCCTATTTACTCTTTGTTAAGTGCCGTGTTAGTATAGGTAAATTTCACAGTATCTCCAGAAGTCCATGTAATATTAGCTGTGCTACTATCCTCTGAAATATTACCCTCGTCTAATATAATATCTTGATCTTCGTTATATAGTCTATATTTAGTTGGTTCTATGGTAGAGTCAATCACTCCATATACTTCAATGGAAAAGTTTGACGGAAATGATGTATTTTGACTTACGATATTAGTTCCGCTCTCACTCTGCGAATAAAAATCAGTTACAAAAGATCCAGACCCATCTGTTCCAAAGGAATCATCACCAAATTTCATATAGCCAGGATTTAACTTTGGTGCAATTGCATTACCCGTTAGTCTTTTTGCTAGCTGTGAATTTACTGTTGAATTTTGTGTGGCTATATTGAGATCAACTCCTATGGTTTTAATATAATCATTCTCGTCATATTCGACCTGATCGTCTATATCAGCTGTATGGAGTAGTACATAATCACTGCCCTGAAATCCTAAATCAGATTCCTGATAGGAACTCATACCCCCATAACGATTATAGATGTTAATCTTGTCTATTTGTTTGGTATTGACTCCTGTTGTCGGTAAATAGTATCTAGTCAATCCACTAGTCCATGTATAGGTAAATCTTAACAGCCCACCTACAGCCACACAGTTACAAGAGATATATCCATTTGTAGGATACCAATTGGCATCATCCTCAACCTTAAATTTGAACCAACTGTTAGTCGGTGAAAATACACTATTAGATCTAAGAACGTACCTAATTATATTATGAAAATCCGTAGTCGAAGCCATTGTTTATCCTTTTGTCTGTATATATTTATAAAGTTTAAGAGATAGTAATAGTAACCGAAGCAGTAAATGGGCCCATAAGATACCAAGTAGAACCTTGATAATCATACGGACTCGAATTGCTAATATCTGTCCAATGTACTACTGTAAAACTTTTACCTGCAGCCCAGTATCCAGAAGCACTTGATGCTGTTAAATTATAATGAGTTCTACCTCCACCCGTCAATACATGATATTTTGAACCAGATTTAACCGCTATACCATCATAGCCATCTTCCCAGTTTCCGAGATTACTACTACTAATAGAAAGACCTGATCCACCTTTCAGAACTGTTAAAGTAGTTCCAAAATCACCAGTAGTATTATCTGTTGCCTCGGTAAAAGTTTTAGTAATAGTTACAGAGTTTTTATAATTAGTAAAACAGGGTGGGATTGCACTATGAGTGTGTGTATAGGTAACTGAACCTGAACCCGACCACAAACCATAATCCTTACTCACAGACCATGTATATGAATGAGTCCATGTACCCGAGGCAGCATTTGTGTTTATATTCGGTGCATTAACAGATATCCCATGAGTAGAGCCACCATAAATATTTGCGGTCAAAGTATTACCATTTGCCGCAGTAAGACTAGCACCCCATGTTACGTCATATGGACTTGGATCAGCCGGACGACTAGATGATACACTCCAAGAACCAAGACTATAAGTATTATTTGAAAGACTCCAACTTGTACTTGTAGAGGTATAATTAGAAATAGATGGCGGGCCGGGATTAGCAGGTCTTGTGGTGGTCTTTACCTTAAATGTTGTTGTGTCAGACCCACTATGATTTCCATTGGCTGTCCAACTCATTTTTAAGGTAAATGTTTCTTCTTCGTCTGAATTATGCTCAGTTGACTCTGCTGTTACCTTTCCAGTAGAACTATTTACTGATACCTTAATACCATTTTTTTCATCATCCCCTTCTATTGAATAGGAGATAGATGATGCCTCCGCAGTATTTGATGATGATGCATTTGTTCCATTAGCAGTACTCCCATTTGCCCAGTCCAAACCGTTAATATCACCATAAGAATTTATTGTTGGTGCTGGATCTGGTGCAGCTGGTCTAGCAGGTTTTGTTATTGTAATAGTAGCAGTATCTGTATGGTCATGATCTCCTTGTGCAATTGATTGATTATAGGTCATTGTTACTGTTTGAGTTTCATTAATTTCGTTGTCAGTTGCAGTATTGAGTTCATATGAAACCGTACCTTCGGGAGTAATAGTAGCCGTGCCAGCTGATATAGAATAACTAACTGTACCACCAGAACCACCTACTGCATCTGTAAAATTCACACTAGAATATTTAGTTCCTGTCTCATTCCAAGTGTAACTAATGCCACTATAATTGGAAATTGATGCATTTGTTGTGGGTGCAGATGGTCTAGCAGATTGTTGAATGGCCCATCCAGAACTTTCAACGGTTTTAGTCCAATCAGAATTATCATGGGTAAATGCCCTAGTTCCCTTAATACCCGTAATAGTGGTAGCAGATGATGCATTAGTAGTGTATGTCCAGAGTCCATTTGTATCAGTACTTCCAGCAATCAAAGCTCCCCATGAACCAGCAGTTATATCACTATCACCACCAACTGAGCTCAGTTGAACTGAAAAATCATTATACCAATTTTTTGATACTGTACTAGCGGGCTCTCCTGTAATACTGGGCCATGTTGGTTCTGGATAGGCTGGGAACATAACTGAATCTGTCTTTTTAACATCCGTACCACTAGCAGTAGAACCACTATTATTTGTCCTAGACCAATCATACTCATAGGTAATAGTAACAGTCTGAGTACTAGTAGTAGTATTATTACCTGTTAATGTTGTACCCGATAATCCTGCATGATCCCCTCCAGACGTAATAGTCTTAGATACATTAGCATAAGAATAATTACTATCAGTAGTATAGGTAACAGCTACTCCACTATTGTAATTGGTGGGATCAGCAATAGATACACTATTGTTTGGTGCACTATAGTCTGGTTCTCTAGCTTGGGTAATTTTCCATCCACTACTAGTAATAGTCTTAGACCAAGAAGGAGCTGCATCCAGAGTTGCAGTAACGGATGCACCCACTCCAGTAATCACATTTTGAGCATTTGAAGTATTATTGTCAGTATATGACCAAGTGCCGTTAGATATAGATCCATGAGTAGTAGTCCAATCAGAATAAGTGAAACTTGTAGAATCTCCAGATAAAGTTAAGCCTAAATCTTCATTCCAAGTACCAGACACATCAACATCACCTTGAATACTGGGCCATGTTGGTTCTGGATAGGCTGGAATTGTAAGGGTATCTGTTGTGGAAGATGATCCATACCCGAGGCCTCCACTATTAGTCTTAGACCAATCATAACTATATGTAACAGTTACCGTTTTTGTAGAATTGGTGTTATTATTACATGTTATTGTACCCTGATATACTGATGCGTATGAAGAATTTTCTGTAATTTCTATACTAGTATAATTATAACTTTCATCTCTGGTAGGTGTAACAGAAACACCCGTACTATTCCAGTTTGCTGGAGTACCACAACTAATCGAAACACTAGGTGCAGTCGGAACAGGTTGAGGAGTAGTAGTATGTACCCAAGAATCAGAATGACTACCCGTATGGTCAGATGAATTATGTTCCCAACTATATGTTGCTGTAATAGTTGCAGTCTCATTTGATTCGGTAGTGTTGTTATTTGAACTCCTAACGGTAAAACCACCACTAGAATTTATTGATGCGGATATCGCACCACTATTAGACGTAATAGTCCAAGACCCATTAAACCCTGAACCATTGGATACAGACATAGTTCCTGTTGAACTACCATTCCAGCTACATGAGGTATTACCTTGATTATTTACCGTTGGGGTAGTAGAGGGGGCTGGATATGCTGGAATAGAAATAGTATTACTATTAACTTGAACATTTGATCCAGATCCATTTTCGCCACTCTCATTATTTTTAGACCAGCTATAACTATGGGTAGTGTGTACAGTTTTAGCAGAAGTTGAAACATTATTTCCATAAAGTATCCTATCCACACCAGATGCAGATAAAGAAGAGTATCCCCCACTAATAGCAGTAGTTTCATTTGAATAGGTATATGTAGAATCCCTTGTTACGTTAGACTCCCAATCTGTATTCCAATCAATGGGATTTTCGTTTGGATTCTCTAGTGCAACGGTAACAGTAGGTGCCGTTGGAACAGGCTCTTTGTTGGAAGTATGGGTAAAAGTTTTATCAACCACACCCGACCACAAACCACCATTACTAGCTACCCAATGATACTCAACTGTTACAGTTGCTGTTTTATTCTGTTGTGTAAGGTTTTTATCAGCTGTGGAATTACCTATCGTTACTGTGGCTTGATGATTACCAGAATCTACAATAGTTCCTGTAATATAAGAAAACAATTGTGGGTCAACATCAATATCCCAACCATCCTCATATCCAGAAGCCGGTGAGTAATTCGTACCAGAACCCAAAGATACAGTAGTTGTAGTTGATGCATTATAAGCAGAAGAGGTATCGTAGATAGTATTAATAGATGGTGAGCCAGGATTTGTAGGTCTGGCAGGCATTTTGATATTATATGTAACATCCTGTGTACCTGACCAATCACCATCAACTTTATTAGTAATCCAATCTATAGTAACAGTAACATCAAAATCCTGATTAGAAGTTTGAATAGGATTGTTATTAGAAGATGAGTTAGAAATATTAACCCCATAGGTAGAATTTGCATCACTCCAAACATATTGACCCAAAGTTATTAAATTACTGGTAGACGTATAAGACCTTGATATGTCATCGGCTGAGGCCACATACTGACCACCCGATCCTGATAAAGAAAGATTATGAAAACCTGACCAGTTCCAGCCACTTGTCGTATCTGCAGTTGTATCTATATCACCAATTGTAGCTGTCATGTTGCCAGGATTTGCAGGTCTAGCCAACAACGACATTGCCGAATCAGCAATTACAGTATCACTCCAAGTATTTCCCGACCAGTTAAGAGTAACCCTGAAGTTCAGTGGATGTGAAGCTGTATTCACATCGGTATTATACCATTCTGCTTGTATTTTTGTATGATTGTCGATAAAGGAAACACTCTGTACATAACTACTATTTGTGGTTTCCTCAACATTCCAAGAATCCAGAGTAACCCCAGCAGAATTAGTCATTGTTATAGCTCTTTTATCAGATCCACCATCTTCCACCTCTGCCTCATCCCACCATTTAACATCTCCCCATGCTGATACCGATAAAGTTGGTGCAGTTGGTTTTGCAGGTCTAGCAACAGTAGAAAAGGTAAAAGTTTCCTCAGTCCAACCAGTATCAGAATTTCCATGTTGTGCCCATCGTCTTTTACATGTAATGGTAGCACTCTGAGCAGCCAATCCAGCTGTATTGCTTAAATCACTCATCGACCAAGCACTAGAAACATATAATTTAGTTTTGTCTGCACTTTGAGATACTCCTATCTTACCATTGCTACTTACAACTTCTGGATCAGAAATCCAATAATGGTCATCAAAAGTTTGTCCAGTTGTTGGGGGAAAGGTAAATTCCACAGGAGTTGTAACATTCCATTCATTGTCTAAATCATCAGACATACTATAAAATGTTGGTCTGGTACTTGCCGATGCAGCTTCTGCTACATCAAAAGTAACCGTTGCTATAGAACTTTGTAACCCTATATCATCAACAGCTCTATATTTTAATAGATTAGAAGACGTATTATTAGCCGTACTATAGAAATTATTATAGGGGGTAGCTGATATTGCTGCAATATCCATTGAAGGAATTTGAGTACCTACACTAACTTGATATTGTTGACCATGAAAAACTGTAAGATTGTCGGGTATTTGTGTTACAACAAATTTATCTAAATTATTGTCAATATCTGAACTAGTTAGTGTAAAAATAGTAGTAGTTTCATGTCCTATCTGAACTGTTTGATCTGTAGCCTCAGGTGCATTAGAATCCACTGTTCCACTTACTGTCAGTTCATCATAAGTGTCTAAGTCAGATAACTGAACCACAAATTCGTAATTGGTAGCAGGTGTTGTAGTCGGAGCTGTCGATATAGTAAGTAATCCAGTGCTAGAGATAGTCGCAGTTATATCAGTACTACCATTAACCTCTGCTCCAACAGACCAGCTGAGCACATCTTCGTTGTCAACATCCTGTCCAGTAAATTGTATCTGTTCAGTACTTCCCCGTATAATATTTGGTGATACAGTTACATTAGAAGCAGGGGATGTAATTACAGGGGCATCATTAATCGGTAATATATTATATTTAATCTGTGCCTCTGAGAATAGTCCAGTACTATCCGTCGCTTTCCATGTTACAGGATCATCTAAACCATACGCATTAGCATCATATGTATAATTATAAGTTCCATTAGTAGCATGTACTAGTGTATACTGTCCTTTGGATGTATTTGTATTCCCTACAAAAGAATATGTAAATTGTTCATTCGGGTCATCAGGATCAGAAACTTGACCTTCATCAAAATTATCTTGTATAGTTCTTAAAGTTTGAGTTCCTGCTATATTGTAGGTAGTATCCTCTGTTACCTCTCTTGATAAAACAAAACCCACAACGGGTGGATCAGGAACTGCATTCACATCAATATAAATTGTTGCGTTATCAGACCACGCATCACTCTCATCCTTTACTCGGTATATGAAATAATTATCCTCTTTATCACCATTCCAATTAGCAGTTGGTGTATATGTAACAGTGGTGTTTATAGGATTATTTCCCGTATGAGATAATGAACCCTCTAAATTTGTAGTATTAACAATATCCCAATGAGTTATCGCGTCGTCAACATCCGACACATACTGTGAAAAATCAATTACTAAATCAGTATCTTCATCAGTAGAAAGGTTTTGCCAAGATGCTATAGGTGGATCATTAGTTGCAGCAATATTAATAGTAATAGTTTTTTCTTCACCAAGAACCTCACCATCATACATTTTATATTTTATATAAGTTGACCCATTCCAGTTTGCTTCATCTGGAGTCCAATATATTTCGTGATAACTACTACTATATCCACCAGACCAAAGAGTATATGGCAAAGCACTGGTAGTAATAGTTTCTGTAGTTCCATCATCCTTATCTCTTGTAAAATACCCCTTTCCAATCTCTGTTATCACCCACCAATGAGACGTATCATCTGGATCAGACCAATTACTACGAGTCTCCCCGGCTAATTCTATATGGAACACATCCGTAGCATCAGTATTACTTTCTGCAGCAGAAAAAGTCCAATCGTCATAGGTAGGTGGATCATTAACTGGAGTAACATCTATCCTCTCTATTACAGTATTTCCAAATGTAGTACCATCATGAGCTCTCCAATCAAATTGTGCTTGATCGGAGCCATGCCAATTTTGTACAGGAGTGAAAACTACTTGATTCTCTCCAGCACTACCAACCGCATCACCATCTGCCAACGCTGTACCATTAGGTTTTGTCAATTGACCATAATTATGATGTACGGCATGTACAATATAGTATGTAAGAGCATCGCCATCTGCATCCGTGGCAGTTAAAGAAACAGTGATAGCAGTATCTTCTTGTGTGGTATGAGTACCTGCTGTTGCAACAGGAGAATCATTCACTGAGCTAATAGTAACAGGTACTGCAGCACTATCCACAGTCTTATTGTTGGAAGTTGCAGTAAACTCCACACTACCAGCACTACCATGAAAGTTTGCTGTTGTTGGATTCCACCTGAAAGTTCTAGGGCCAGAAGCAGGTTCTTTTTCAATAGTACCATGAGACAAATTACTAGTACTTTTTACAGTGTAGGTAATATGAGCATCATCGTTATCAGGATCAGATGCAGCAGGAATATCAAAAGTATCAGATATATCCTCTACCAATGTAATTGTATGGTCAGACGGTGTATCTAATCCATACCATACAGGGGAATCATCAACTGCATTAACAGTTATTTGGATAGTTACTGCATCACTATATTTACCAGTATTATCATGTGGGCTCCTAACTTTATAATTAAAGGAGTCCATAAATCCACCCTGATCTGGTGCTGAATATGTGAGTTGATTAGTAGATAAAAGATGGGGAACTGGAGTTGCACTACTTAAAAGTGTAGAGCTTCCCTGTTCTTGAAGATACCCATTAGAAGGCATTGTGGTTATATAATAACCAATAGATGTATTAGTTTCCTCATCTGAACCAATCAGGTCAAAATTTATCTGACCCTTTTCATCAACAGATAATGGCGAAGGATTAGACCCACCTGCAACTGGGTTATCATCTACCATAGCTATATTAATAGCAATAGTTCCATCATTCTCACTATCCCACTGGCCATCATTTACCTTAAAGGTAAAACTATCATAGTCATTATTCGTACCATTATGAGAATAAGTAACTAATCCATTATTCAGAGAAGTGGTATCCAAAGTTCCATATGTTGGATTATTTGTTATAGTATAGGTTAGGGTATTATTCTCTACATCAGAAGCGGGAAGTGTTATCGCAATACTCCCACCTTCTGAAATTTCATTTGTTCCAATTGTATCGTTATGTGCAACTGGTTTATCATTAACATCATTAACTTTAAGATATACAGTCTTTTCTAGGCCATAGTTAGTTCCATCATGTGCCCTATATTTAAACTGATCTGTTCCATGAAAATTGGGAGATGGCATATAGAAAATAGGAACCGTTGTGGTAGTACCAGAATGTGTTACAGTAACCACATTACCATTATTCGCAGGATGACTAGAATCTGGAACTGGATCGTTTAGCTCGTACTCATGTCCAGAGTTGTAATCTGTCCAATAGATATTTAAAAGCTTACCATTTACTGGTTCTTCTGTGATTTGGAAAGTACATGCTTGTTCTTCGATATCAGTTGCGGATAAAGTTATAGTCATTCCATTATCTTCATTTGACTCTTGTCTATTTGATTCAGATCCAATCGTGGCTGCAACAGGTAAATCATTGACAGGCTGTGTATGCATCTTAAAGTCTGCGACTGGACTGTCTACTGTACCATCATTACACTTCCATGTAAAAGTATCAAAAGTATTTGGTAAATTAAACTCGTTGTCGTTGGGTATATAGTATACTGTTCCAGATAATGACTGTCCAGCTGTTCTTATTCCATTATTATCTTGTACCACCCCCATAGAAGGCTCTGATACCAGAGTATAGGTCAGAGTATCCCCATTCGCATCACTTCCAGAAAAAATATAACTAGTTATATCATATGGAGTATCTTCTGTTCCTGATGGGGGAGTAACGTCTGGTAGGACAGGTACATCATTCGTAACAAAAAACAACGCTATTTTTTCATCTGAAGTAATAACCCCATCTGTACAGGTATACTTTATAGAGTCCATTGTCGCAACATCATTAGTGTAATCTGTATTTGGTGTATAGATATAAAATGGGGAATTGGGATATGCTGGATCTGGAGTCAATGTTCCATTGGTAGGAGATTCTGTTATTGTCCAGCCAGTATAATTCTGAAACACTGCATGTAAATTAACATTTTTCGGAACATTTTTCTGAACTGCAAGAGCTCCAACATCAGTGGCTGTAGGATTCGGTATAGCTGTTATGTTTGGATTACTAACCTGTTGACCACCTACCGTAATATTAGTAGAAAAACTACTACTAGTGGATATGGTTTTCTCAGAACTAAGACCTGTTGAAAAATCTTTATTGGCTATCCTAAAATATGCAAACCCACTATCTACTGTATACTGGTTATTATTAATATCACCCATATAAGACTTAACCATAAACATTATTTCTATGTCTGAAATTACGGTTTTTGGATCAATAATAAAAATTCCATCCTCAGAGTAATAAGTACCTCCACTCGTATCAACTGTAGTTTTAGGAGTTATCGAGTCTAAGTCATCCATAGAATTTACCTGATGAACCCAAAATCTAGGTGTGTCTCCAACAGGTATATTAGCCATTTGAGTTAAAACGTCAAATTCAAATGAAGTAGTATGACCCACCTGATGTGGTGTTCCTGATGACATAAAATCACTCATACTAGCATTGGGTTGTTCTGTTATTAAATTTACTGGAGTTAAGTCAAAGTTGCTAGTAATGCTCTCACCATAGGAAATAGATTTTTCACCCGAAGTCAATGTTGCTGTACGTGCAATAGAGTTTGGTTCTTCTTGTCTCTCCCCACTAAAACTAACAGTACTGGAACTAATATCCTGAAGACCTTGAACAACTGAAACAACATTATAAGCTAAATGTCTTTCACCACTAAAAGAAACAGTATCAACCGAAGCTTCTTGTATTGTTTGTACTACAGGAAACATATCCATATTTAACTCACGTTCACCACTAAAGGAAACAGTGTCGGAGTCAACTAACTGACCTCCCTGTACTACGGGAACTATATCCATATTTAGCTCACGTTCACCGTCAAAGGAAACAGTGTCGGATGAAATCAATTGGCCTCCTTGTATCACAGGAACCATATTTATAAGAAGATATTTTTCCCCAGTAAAAGAAACCGTATCTGTAGAAACATTTTGAAAATTATCTACTATTGGGAAAATTCCCATATTAAGTTCACGTTGTCCTTCAAAGGAACCAGCAACAACCGTTACTGTTTGTGTATTATGAACAACAGGAACTATATCCATATTTAGCTCACGTTCACCGTCAAATGAAACTACATCTGAATCTACCAATTGGCCTCCTTGTATCACAGGAATTGTATTCATAGCCAAATATCTTTCACCACTAAAAGATTCTGTTATAGACTCAGTTAACTGAACTCCTTGTACTACAGGAAACATATCCATATTTAACTCACGTTCACCATTAAAGGAAACAGTAAGAGAAGAAATAGTTTGATTTGAATTAACAACAGGATGTGTGAGCATCACAAATTCAATTGTTATAGTACCCAAAGTACCTGTAACATTTGAGCCAGAATGGGAAAGAACATGTCTTACTTGAGTTGTACTTTCTTCTGTAATAGTAAAGGATTCAGATAATTGAACAGAAGTCGTAGAAAGATACTCGCGAGCCTGTGGTGCTAAAATGGCATATAAAGTTGCACCCAGATCATCTGCAAGAAAATCTCCACCAAACCCTACTAAAAATTCCTTTTCTTCTTTTGCTACATGTAGTTTTGCAACCATACTTATACCCCAAAGTTTGAATCGTATGTGTCTAATTCGTGTGTAACACCTTTTATAACTCTAACAACTCCGCCATCTCCATCAGAACCGACCCCATCAGAATCAAATTCTCTATCAAAATCTTTACCATTTCTATCTCTGGTATCATCTCCCCCACTACCATCTGTGTTAAATTCCCCATCTTCTTTAGTCTTAAAATCCTTGCCCTGTCCTGCTTTTCTTTCACCACCACCTTCGTTTCCATCATTAAACCCACCCGACATATCAACAGGAGTAGATTTTTCTGCTGGCTGTGGTTTTTCTTCTCCCCCTCTCTCAAACAAGTCTACAGTAATGTGCTCTTGTGTCTCAAAAACTTCCCCCACAATACCGCGATTGGTTCTCCAGGCATCTATATTTTCAGTTGTATCCAAACCACCATCAGAAGAATCCAAATATTCCTTAACTACTCTATTTTTAAAAGTACCGATTCCTGTATCAGCGGTTCCAAATGCATCTGAAAACGGAAGAAAGTATGTCTTAGAATTTAGATGGTCATCATAATCAGTAGTGAATGATGAAGCATTTAGATTATTTTCTCCAGTAAAATAATATAACCGACTGACAATATTTTCAAAGGGATCACTATCAAAACCATCTATACCTATACTACCTAAACCGTAATCATAGGAAACAGAAGTGGCTGGTGGTGGCCCCAGTGAAATTAATTCAATAGATTCTATCGAAGACGATTGGTCGGTGAGGCTTAAATCAAAAGGGGCTGATACCCTTTCCTCTTTACCAAATAGCTTCATACCAGCTGGATGTAACATCCTAGAAACAGTCGCCGACCAGTTGTTCATTGGTGTCTGTGATTTGATCTCGTAGCTAAATTCTTGATAGTAATTACTGTCTCGTAATTTCGCCTCACCGTCAAGTGTATTTATTAGAGATTCAAAAAAACTTTCTGTACTGGTAACACCTGTATTAAATCCTGCACTGTTTGCAATAAGAGCTCCTGTTCTTACAATAGTAGCCTCTGCTGTAGACTGTCCTCCTAAATAACCCATTTCTGGTATTTCTATTTCTTTGATATTTCCAAATCCTGATATGGTAACGATTCCATTTTCATCTATAGGATTAAAACGATAATTCAATCCACCGTAGGGTATGGTCGCAACCCCCGACTCCACAAAAATCTGGGCTGGAATTTCTGACGCACTATATTTCTTTCTCAGTCTAATCGTAGTTATAGTAGTATTCGTATCCTTATCTATTACATCGACAAGTTCTGAATCACCCTGTCCATTAACCTGATAATCACTCAACAACACACCACCCAAATCTTTAACCCAAAATCTACTACCATCAACTAATACGATAGTAGCAATAGCACCAGACTTCTGACCTGTTAAAATATCTCCTGTCTGAATAGTAAGTCCAGATTCCAATTCATAAACCTCGTAAAAATCGTTAATCAAACTAACATTACCGCCACTAACATTTACAGTTACATTAGCATTAGTTAATGTATGAGGCTCTAACTCTTTAATCTTGACCTGAGAACCAAACGACCTTACTGAATCTGAACCACCCACGAAAGAAATGTTTATCAAATCGGTAGGAAGTAGTGCAGAATGACTTTGGTAAGTGAGTCCAGACAAACCCGGCAATAATGTAAAGGTGGTATCTGCCAGATCAATCGTATCACCAACAGAAAAAGTTCCCGTTACATCCTTAAGAGCTAACCTATAATAGTTACGATTGATGCCAGTATCAGATAACTTATGATAACTAGATCCAGAAATAACACCAGTTGCCCCGCTTCCAGTGGCAACAATCGTTTTTCCAACTATATCACTAAGATTAGAAGCACTCTGAATCCTAACATAAGTTCTTTCTACCCAGTTACTATCAGAGAGTTTAAAAATTCTATCTGAAGGATAGGTTAGTGATATAACTTCCTTAAATAAAAGGTTAAAAAGAAATTCAAAACTTTTTTCGTTTCCTCTATTTTCATAAAAGTTTTTCATTAGACCCATAGAGGAGCGAATAGATGATAATTTCTGTACAGGAATCCCATCCATGTACTCACTAACAAACTTTGAAATCAGTTTGGCAGGAGTTTTTTGGAAATCTTGATAATCCTTTATTGAAGATAGTGCAGAGTAGCCCTGTCTATTTTCAACAGGTAGGGTATATTCGGATTCGTTTTCCAAAAACCCAACAGTTAAATCAGAAATATCACCAATAGTTATACTACTGGAAGATTCTAACCATTTATAATAACTGATTAGAAAATCCGACAAATCTCCACCCGCTAAAAAGGATGGGATTTGTGATTGTATAATAGGTGAAATATTAGAGTTCATTCTATGCCCTCCTCATTACGACATCTATATCATTTTTGTCAATGACCATCACTTGACCCTTGAGTAATTCTACATCTTTTTGGTCAATCGTAGATGTGAATGTAATGTCGCTAGTAGAAGTAATCTCAATAGGATTGATTTCCACCTTTCCATTATCTGATACAGTTCCGACTGCTGTCTTAACAACTTGACCATTCAAATCAACCAGATTCAAAACACCATCAGTCTCGACAAATTTCACATTAGAATAAACAGGTGTAACAAAATAATCAGAAGAAACTGAATCCAGTGCTGTGTTGAAATTAAACTCCCAAGAATCTAACTGTCCAGATACAACCGAAGGTGTAACCTTTTTGTATAAAGATAACTGAAGATAATTACTAACAATCGCAGAATCTGAATTATCTATACTTGTCGCTAAGGGAGAAAATCTGAAAGACTGTCCAAACGAATCTAAGTTAACTTGTCCATAGTTATATATACTAGAAGAAACTTTATTCATAATAGATCCAGCTGGAATCAGTGCACTAGAAGAATCATAAAGAACTTCGGTATTGACTTTCATATAAATAAAGTCTGGATCTACCACTTCTGGAATAATACCAATTACTTTATTTCTTTTTAACATATCTGTCTTAACCCATTCTTTTTCTGATTCAGTTAGTAGTGCGTTATCCTTTTTCCATATAGAAATAAAAACCTTACCATATGCAACAGGATCGTTTTCTTCGCCACCCCATGAAATAACAGATTTCAAGTTAGGAAATTTATTTTGAGAAAGAGTAGTATAGTCATCACTAGTAACAGCTCTATTCTGACTCTGAAAGGATTTGGGTGCCATGTATCTAATCGACTCCAATGACTGTGGCTCTGAACCACCACTAGCAACAGAAGTAACCTGTATATCCTCCAGAACTGCAACAGTACTAGATTCTCTAATTTGAGAAATGCCATTAGGCTCGTCTAAAGAGGAAACTAAATACCTTAATTCTACCAAACTTCCATCAGTTGGTTTGTAACCAGTTTCTACACCATCCCCAAACACAACCTCAAACTGACCCGCTTCAACTTCATTCAAATAATACACTTTAGCCAAACTTGCTCCAGTTTGTAAAAGAGCAGTGATGTCTTCAAACTCATTGTATGTTACAAAAGTATTATCATCGGATGTATTTTCTGGTTTAACTCTTACCTCTAATGTAAACTTATCTACATTAGAATCTAGTAGGAATTTTTGATTTAAATTATTACTATCAGAAATATACTCCCTAGTAACTTTAGAGCCCTCTTGACATGTAATAGACGCAGTCTGTCCGGGCTGGATTACATACTCGTCAATAGGGTAAAATTTAAAAGTTTTAGATTCATCGTTCTCACCCTCAAATAATTTACTTGTTGATAAGGTGATTGGATTGCTATCATCTATATTCGTAGCATTAAAGGTTATCTGTGCACATGTCGCAGAACGAGGTGTATATCCTAATTGCTTCGCTAAAGAAACAACAGATTCTCTCTTTACTGCACTATCCAAAAACATCTCATTAGCTAACATGTTCGTATAGTAGCCCATGTAATGTGTATTGTATGCTAAAACGTCTAATAAAGAAGAAAGAACGGAACCTTCAAAATTAAATCCACCATCCACCTTAAATAACGAATCATCCGAGCTCAAAAACTGTTTCAAATTCTCCTTTATTCCATCAAAATCTAGTTCAGTAACTCTTAGTTTATTGGTTAACATTATCTTCTCCTCTCGATAAAAAATGATAGCTCCTGTACCTGTACAGGCTGAGGATTATTAACTAACGTGTAGATAACAGTAATCCCATATGAATTTTTTTCTTCGTCAGGAACAACAACCACACCCTCTAATAAAACTCTCGGTTCAAAAGTTGTTATTACATCCGAAATTGCCTTCTCCAACATCGTAACACTGACAGATGATATTGGTTCAAACAAAAGATTATATATTCCAGAAGAAATTTCTGGGTGAAAAGGCTTTTCTTCGGTTTGTGTTAAGATTAAATTCTGTACACTTTGTTTAATAGAATCCTCACCCGAAATGGTTAACAGGTCTTTAGATATTGGATGTGTTTCAAAGCTATTTCTAATGTCCGTATATTTTCTTTGAGAAGGTGTTTTCAAGTTCATTATATCCTCCTACTTTATTAGTCTAATTAACAACACTAGATTATTATATAATAGAGAAATGGATTCTTTCAAAGTTGCATAACTATCCACTGCTGTTGTGTAATTATTTTTCGTCTTAGCCCAAACTGATAGTGCCAACTGTTTACTTCTAGTAACATTATCCACAATATCCTTCAACTGATAATATAGCTCTATCTGTTCTCTAAACTCTTCTTCTGCGGCACCAATCAATTTTTTCTTTAAGTATGCTTCTGCCGAGGAACGAAATCTTTCTTCTAAATCAAAAAAACCTCTTCGTGCAATATGTTGAGCGTATTCCACCCCTTTATTAATAGACTGAATTGTATCTGTAATGTTAGAGGCCCCAACTAATGCTGCATCCTGTAATTTCAAAATCTGATTCTCAATACCCTGAGTGGAATTAATAATACTTTGAGTATTATCTAAAATTTCTGATAAATTTTCTGTATCAGTATCTAAACCACTCTGTTCCATCGGATCTTCCCCGATACTACCTGTTTGTATAAATTCCCCCAAGGCACCCACACCCTCAAGAGAAATATCTTCAATCTTAGTATCAGCCTCATTAAGTTTAACACCAACCTCAGTACTGACTATATCATTAATATTGCTATAATTAATCACAGAACTGGAAACTGTTGAAGAAATTGTACTAGTCTTTCTCAAGCCCTCATTAATATCCTGTAACTTCTTATTAATTTTTTCATTCGATGCCATATTTTGACCTCAACCCTTCAAGCCTAGTTGTCAGTTCTGATTCTAAGTCAGACCATCTCTCCAAATCATCCTCAAGTGTCTGTATTTCCGATTCAAACGATCTTATGGTTCCGATTAAAGCAGATAATTGTTCGATACTTTCATTCACTCCACTCATAGCAGTATTAACACCTGTACTCATACCCAAAGTTACTACATCATTTAACACAACTGGAACCACACCACTTGGAGATCCAACTGCCGCCCCCTGACCAATAGTAGCAGAAAAAGTATCTGCGGTAACATTCCTACCACTTACCGTTGTGCCCCCAACCTTAATCACCCCATTAACCTGTAAATTTCCTTCAATAGTAACAGTTGGTGCATTGAGTTTAACAAAATCACTATTAAGAACTACCTCGTCTGTGGAATTAACAGTAAGGGAAGTAGTGTTTTCTGTTTTGTTACCACTCACATCTTCAATAACACTACCATCTACTGATACATTCATGTTTTTATCAACAACCACATTCTTATTTTTGGTAATAAACTCATAATCATTACCTACTATTTTCGTTGTCTTATCACCATCTGGAGCAATTTCCAAGTAACTACCCGATCTATGAGCAACCGAAAGACTCTCACTGCCAGGAGTATCATTAACTTCTAAGATATGACCACTCTCGGACTCTGATACATGGTTATAAGGATAGATTCTGGGTATATCACTATCATCACGCAAAGTTCCTTCAGTAACACCTCGTGCTAGTTTGGTAGTATTTACATCCCCAATATCCGACTCTGCACCCACAGGTTTAGAAGGTTTAAAGGTATTTGTCTCTGGATCATTAAACCCTTCCAGTGGTTTGTTCTGGTTGATATACCCAGCATCAATCATATGAGTCATGATAGGCTCTTGAGCACTCTCACCATCTCGAAAAAATCCCATTACCCATGTACCTTCTTTCACACTAGGTATACTGCCGGGAGTAGAATTAATGGGCATTGCAGGATAGGCCCAAGGCAAAGAATCTGTAGGAACCTCCGATCTATCTTCGGAATGAAATCCTAAAATCCTCACTCGAGCTCGACCCAGTTCTAATGGATCTTGTCTATCTTCAACGACTCCCTGCCACCAGACGTATCCTGACAGGCCCATAAAATTCTGCATATTATATTCCTTGCGACCAAATGTGTCCTGTGTCTTTCGTTCTAGGGATATTATCCTTAATCCAATCCATCAATTGTGAATTGACTTCTTGCTCATCCTCAAACGGCTTTCCTTCCCGCTTCAATGTCAAGTAGGTGAATCCCTTAATAACATCAGTCTTAGTTCCATCAGGAAGCTCCCAAAAGACTGTCTGATCTCGATTGTTAAGGATAACATGAATCGACCCGTCAAGACCCGGCACCTGTTTTGACCTGATAATGTCATACATAGTATTAGCTGCACCTTCGTGTGTCTTGAGTAGAATCTTATCATCTACCACACGTTCTCTGGTCTTGTTTGCGTGTA